TGTAAGCTGCATACCGTCAGCTATTAATGCTTATATTGAGTCAGCAGAATTTGATATTCAAGATGGACATAATATCGGATTTGTTTATCGTGTATTACCTGATATTACATTTACAGGATCAACTACCGATAATCCTCAAGTAACTATGTCGCTTATACCTATGATGAACTCAGGATCTGGGTATAACAATCCACAATCACTGGCAGGACAAAGTTATGCGGCAGTGGCAAGGACATCAACGACAACCATTGAGCAATTTACTGGTCAAGTTTATGTGCGTGTCCGTGGCCGGCAGATGATATTCAAGGTTGAATCGTCTGACTTGGGTAGTGCATGGCAGCTAGGATCGCCAAGAATTGACATCAAGCAGGATGGCCGAGCTACAGGGAGCGGTGCATGACTTATGTTGTCACCTCTGATTATCAGCTTACCAAGATTGCAGCGCCTAATCTTCCTTATGCGCCGCAACAATGGAACCCGCAGTATCAGGAGCAGCTAAACAACGTCTTACGTTTGTACTTTAACCGTCTTAACAATTATTTATCACTGCTTATGGCAACCGATAACACATTACCAGTCACCTTCCCGGGGACGTACTTTGATGCGTTTGGTCGCCAACGGGTGAGCGAACCATATACCCTCTTTGATAGTCAGAATAGGTATGCTGCTGACAATCAATTTAGTACCTCTACGTCTGGCACAGGGACCTCAACCTTTAATACCAATCAGTCAAGCGTTAGCATGACTGTTACCAGCGGCGGCGTTGGTTCTGTGGTGCGTCAGTCCTATAGGAATATGCTGTACCAGCCAGGAAAAGGCTTGCTAGTGTTAGCAACCTTTCAGATGGATAGCGGTACTTCTGCAAATCTTAATCAGAAGGTTGGTTACTTTAATACCCAAAACGGGCTTTTCTTCCAACGCGATGGTGGTATCAATTCGTTTGTATTACGTACAAATACTTCTGGTACACCAAGCGATTCAAGAGCTGCAAGTCAGACAGAGTGGAATGGTGACAAGCTCGATGGGACGGGTGAATCTGGGCTAACGCTTGATTTATCGCACCCTCAAATTCTGTGGATGGATTTTGAGTGGTTGGGTGTTGGATCAGTGCGTTGTGGGTTCATCATCAATGGCCAGTATATTGTTTGCCATACGTTTGACACGGCAAATGTTTATGGAACGACGGTGTACATGACCACGGCTATCCTACCTGTGCGATATGAAATCACCACGACAACGTCGGCAGTAGCTGCAACGCTCACGCAGATATGCTCATCGGTTATATCGGAAGGTGGCTTCGAGGCTACATCCATTCAGCACGTTGCAAGACGTACAACCATTCTTAATACCATTAACACGGCTGCTAATTTCCTTCCGGTTGTTTCAATCAGGTTGGCATCAACGGCATTAGGTGCAGTGGTGCTACCAAACCGCATACAGTTCCAGCCAACGACGTTGCAAAATTACGAAATTGCATTGATCAAAAATCCGGTTCTTACCGGGGCAACCTGGGCTGCTACCGTTCCTTCTGATAGCAACGTAGAGTTTGATGTTGCAGCCACGGCTATTGCCACAGCAGGGACTATTGTGCAAACGGGTTATATCGCAAACAGTGGCGGTGGCGGGCAAGCGGACACGTTATCCCCAACCGGGTTTAACTGGGACCAGCAGCTTGGTGTTTCATTGACAGACGTTAGTGACATCTACACCTTGGGTGTTCGCACTATTTCTGGCGCAACAACAGGGGATGGGGTTGGGTCCATTTCCTTCTATGACTTAACCCAATAAAATGGGCTACTTAGCGGAGTAAGCCATGAGTACATCAAGCAATATTGATTATGTTTCTGGTAATTTATATGACCCAACAACCGGTCTTACTGTAGATACATCCTCTGGTAATACATCAGATAGCGAGACTGATTTCTGGAAGCTTATTGGTTTAGATCCTGGATCTATTTCAAAGGATGGAACAAGTCCGACCAATGCGGAGATTGAGGCTTCTATTGGTCTTGGCCCTGAAGGCTCTTCTATATGGAAAAACGTACTCAAGGCCGTATTAGGAACACAGGGATCAAATGGAACTGGTGCCGGACTTGCACTAGGTCTTGGTGCTCTTGCTGCGGCTTTAACGCAAAATAAAGCGCCAGCGGTCAAGCAGCCTGAATACAAAGCTGCCCCTGTGTATAACCGTGCGCTTACTGCACCCATGTTCCCGCCTCAGCCGGCGCCACAAAAATCTGCATCGGGGCAGAATATTTACACGCCTATGAAAGGCATGCCCTTATTCTTTAATCCCAATCCGTTTCAGTTTGACGCAGCAGAAGCGGCCAAGCGCTATGGGCCAACGGCGGCACAGATTGCACAAGGCCAAGCTGGTTATGAAGCTGGACTGGCTTCTCTCTATAAGCCGCTGACTGTTGCTCCATTTACTTATGCCGGCACGTCTGCCGCTCCGGCTCCAACCACTGCTCCAGCCACAGCACCAGCGCCATCGAGTGATAATGCTTCCCCTGTTGCTGGGGCTACAGGCGGTTCGGTCAGTGATATTTTGGTTGGGTATGATGGTGGCCAGGTGGGCTACAACCAAGGTGGTGATGTGTACATGGCGGCTGGTCGCTACCTTAATGGCGACGGCGATGGTATGTCAGATAGCATCCCTGCAACAATCAATAACAAACAGCCGGCACGTTTAGCAGATGGTGAGTTTGTTGTGCCTGCCGATGTTGTATCGGATCTTGGTAATGGGTCATCAAATGCTGGCGCCAAGAAACTCTACGACATGATGAAGCGCATAAGGCAAGCGCGGCACGGTACAAAAAAGCAGCCGCCGAAGGTCAAGGCTGATAAGGCTATGCCAAGATGAATGACCCAGCGGTAAAGACAGATTGGGAGCGATGTGCTCCATGGCTACAGTCTGCGCTTGATCATGCAGGCAATCTGTTTTTACTTGAACATGTTTGGGATACAGTGGCGTCTGGGAAAGCGCAGTTCTGGCCTGGTAAGGCATGCGCGATAGTTACCGAGGTAAAGCAGTACCCCTTAAAACGTATTTTGAATGTGTGGCTTGCCGGTGGCGACTTGGAAGAACTTAAAGTGATGTCGCACTATGTGAGATCGTATGCAAAGCAGATGTACTGTGATGCAATGATGATCCAAGGCCGACCGGGCTGGCACAAGGTATTCCCACAACGATTGAAATCAGTAACTTTGATGGAAGAGGTGTCCCAATGAGCACAGGCGGACCAGCACAAACAGTCACTCAGATGCCGCCGGAGTTTCAACTCCCGTACATTTCTGATGTGTATCGCATGGGGCAGCAGATTGCTTACACCCCGTACACGCCTTACTCGCAGCAACGTTATGCCGAGACTGCACCGCTCTATCAGCAAGGCGTAGAGCAGGCGCAAAACATAGCATCCACGCCGGGTATTCTTGGGAATATCGATGTTGGTGGCAAACAAGTGGGGGTTATGCAGGCGTACATGAATCCCTATCAACAAGGGGTTACTGATGTCGCTAAGCAAAAAGCCATCATGGAATACGGCCAAGGTCTTCAGTCTTTGCGTGGACAGGCGGCTCAACGCGGGGCTTTTGGCGGGTCACGTCAGGCCATCCTTGAGTCGGAGCTAATGAAGAACCTTGGGGCTAACCTATCCAATATTCAGATGCAAGGATCTGCTGCTGCTTATGACAAAGCCGGCCAGCTTTATCAGCAAGACTTGCAGAACCAAATGCAAAAGGCTCAGACCTTGCAGCAGCTTGGGCTTACGGATGAGGCACGCCGTCAGCGTGATCTGGATGCGATGTACCAAGAATTCCAGCAGCAACGTGATTACCCGGCACAGCAGGCAGAGCGATACAGGAACATTATTTTTGGGCTGCCCGGTTATGCAACGCAGTCGGCCTATCAGTCTTCTGGCAATCCGCTTACGCAAGGTTTAGGTTTGGCCCGTCTTTTATATGGAGGCCTATAAATGTTAGCTCAAGCAAATACGGGCCTTGGCGGGGATGTCAATATCCTCGAAGCCATGGAGATGTTTAAATCAATCCCTGACCAAGCACTCCCTAAATACGCACAAAATCCTAAGCTAGCCATCTTTGCCG